ATCAGCAGCGGCCACGGGGGTGTTTTTTTTACGCATACTCTCATAGTATTTATCAACACCAAGCATGAACGATTTCGGGCGCAGGCGAGCGCAACGCTCACGAACAATCGCCTCACCGGGATCAATACGTTTAAACTCGCACCCGGCTTCCGCATAGCGCAGTAGTGCCGACTCGCTAGGGGTGGAGTGAATAATATACACGTCAGTCTCGGACTGCTTCAAAGCTTCCTTAATAAGTAGCAGCCTTGCTTTCCTCACCAGTCTTGCCACCACTTGTGGGTAATCATGATTACCGATAGGGTAGCCGCCAATAAGGTTGCATAAATGGTCATAGTCGATCCTTATATCCCCCGGTTTCGCATGCTCGCTAACCCACGTGGTTTTACCCCCACACGGGGGACCCATCACAACAATTTTCCGAACCTCACTAGTGGTAACCTCGCCACCGCCCCGCTGACTGTTGCAAGTAAAATGCAACAAGCGTTCCGGTAGTTCCCCGTTCCTCGCCCCATGAAAATTCAGGTGGTCGGCAGCAAGCGGCTTACCGTCAAAATTCTTCACAGCAACAGCATACATTGGCCTGCCACACCACGGGCACGGGGTACCATCACGCAAACGAAGCATCAAACTTTCACGGGCACGCTGGTGCATTTTACCGTAGCCCCTAGCGCTAGCTGATAAACCCATAAAAATATTCCCCTAAAAAGCGTTTAAACAAACAATTTTCAGGGGAATATTATACCATGCCACAACAAAATATTAGTGTTTCCGGCCTGCCCTCCAAGCCCGCACACTGCGCAAATCCACCATCAAAGCACCAAGATGCGCCTTGTGCCGTATAAAATCACAATTCACCGCCTCAAGGATAGACGATGGGGGGCAACCGATTTTCTCAGCAGCAACATCATACTGCACCCAATCCGGCACATAGTCACTGTATCCAAGGATTCGCTTAGAAAACAGGCGCTGTTTAGCCCACGCCTCGAAGATGGTTTCCAGCTCTTCAAAGTCATTGTAGGTCTGGTTGATAGCATGCTCAACCTCAGTAACGATATCGTAAACATCATCGGGGGTTAGGGTGCTGGCCCCACCAACAACCCTGCCATTCTTGGAAACCCAGAAAAACCTTAACCAACCCGAATGTAAAGACCCACGCGACACCAACACCTGTACCAGCATACCCAGATGCTTGATATCCGCATCGGGGTAGTCGATAAGCTCAACCGCTAAATCCGCATGGGTAGCATCCTGCATACGGCGGTTACCCACCGACTCAACCAGGCTACGCAACCCGATAAACACCTCACGGGTTTCATGCAGTAGTTCTTCTTTCAACTCATAGTCTACCATGCCGTAACCTGGTCTTTCGCTAGTTCCACCTCGATAAACACATTCGGGGGCTCGCCCGGTGCACAACGACGCTTCACCTTATGAACCACGCAAACCTGGGAATCATCCTTAAAAACCACCCCGGTGAGGGCGTCAAGGATTCCACGCTCCAGCTTATCAATATCCGGGCGTTGGATCATGGTCAGGGGGTCGGTTGGTTTCATCGCTTTAGTGCGGGGCATGGCGAAAACTAGGCGAACCTCCACCGGGGCGTTCTCAATCATTTCTAAGCCCTGGTATTGCATGTGGGTTGACACGCTACTGGCCACATGCTCACGCCATTCTTTCAAGCCCTCCGATTGCTCAACCAGCACCGCTTTGCCCCCGCGCACAAACGCTTTCTTGCTGCCTTGGGGCCTGGGCACACCATCCGCTGTGACTTGTAAGAAAAAATCTTTATGCTTCATCGTGGATCACGCCCTCGTAATCATCATCAACCTGTAGGCTGATCTTATCGTCAGGGCCTGCCCCCTCACCAATAAGCCGCCAAATTTCATCCAACAACATGTCCCGCGCCTTGTCCAAATCCTCAATACGTTTCGCCAGGTCAGCATGCTTATTCAGTCCGTCAAGCCGGCAAGACCGCGCAATATATTGCAGCGCTTGGGCAGCGTTCCCGGTCAAATGACGTGAAATGTCCCACACCTGCGTGTCCCCAAACTTATAGTAATCACCCATGATATGATCCTTTCTTTCTTAGAAAATGTTAATGTTACGTGGCACACCATCAACCGTGATGAACGACAACACGCCCCCGTACGATGTCGAGCCGGTGCGGTTACGGAACCAAGTGGATTCCTTTTCTAACGCCGGCGCCGACACGATCCACCGTTTAGCGGTCCATGACTCGATATGAAAATTATGAAAATGCCCACTGATGAGAATATCCGCTTGGGCTTCCTCACTATCATTAGCGATATGGCCAGACCACCATTTTTCCGCACCACTGATTTGCCCTTTGAATAAATGCCCGTGCACAATCGTGAACACCGTGCCCCTACAATCGTAGGTGACGCTGCCGCGGGTATAATCCGGGTACAGCCAGCGCACATTTTTGCCCCGCATCATTTCCGAATCAACCATGCTGAAAGCGTCCTGAACAGCGGAAACGATCATGATATCGTAGTTGTCGGACATGGGTCGGGATTGTTTGCGTGTTGTTTCACCATGGTTACCCGGCACTGTGGCCACAACCAGGTCATCAACGTGTGATAGGATTTCCTGAACAGTCCACGACACCAGGTGTTGGCAGGTGCGCAGCTGCTCCGCAAGGGTCAGGTCGCATTCGGCAATCATCTTACCATCCTGCGAGGTGTAGCCCTCGATCAGGTCACCGGCAAAAACCAGGTTCACCCCACCAATATTCTCATGGTGTTCTAAGGCTCGAATCACCCCGGTTTTCCACCGGTCAATCAAATACTCGGTACCAGCACCGGCCTCAACACTCTTCCCAATATGAGTGTCCGACAGCACAATAGTCAACCAGTTTCCGTCACGTGTGACATTATTAACCGTGCCCAAATAAATGGAATCCAGCAAGTCTTCAATATCACTATTATGCTGCGGCCTTAGAACAACCTTAGCGCGGTAAGCATGCTGCACACCATGCCCAGGCACTTCCCAAGCCGAATGCCGAACCGGACCCTCGACTGAATATTTTTCGGCATCAAGCCCGAACGCTTCCAGCACATGCCCCCAATCATCCTCAGATGGTGGGGTGGTTCGTGGGGGTGAGGTAACAACACCCTCGATGCCGTCCATCACCACACCCGGGACAACCCCCTTTGGGGGGGCACTCATCATTTTATCAACATCACCCATATGCTTCACTTATCCTTAAAAACTTCTTAGCGAACACCCGCACGCAGGTTCGCCACCAGGGTGCAGAATGCTTTGTACTGGTGCGGATATGGATTACCTTGCAGTGCCGAAGCGACCAGCCACAAATCATGCAGCACCACATCATCCCTGGTCAAAGCCTTGACCATTGCCTCGCGTTCCTCACCGAAACTATCCAACCATTCGTATGATGTGGGGGGTTTCGGACCCATGGCGTCCGCCGCGGTGTTGAACCGCTCAACTAAACTCACTTCTCAGCCTTTCCTCAGTGCCAGAGTTTTATTTACTTACGTCACATATTATACACGAATGTGAGCTACTTGTCAAACCAATGTGACTAGAATCACATTCCTTGGGGAAACTCTTTAAACCTCGAATAGTGAAGCTGGTGAGCAATCGTATGCACACCGGTCGCCCCACCACGGTTCTTCGCCACAATAATGTCCGCCTCACCCGCCCGCTGGTGGTCAGGGTCTTTCGCATCGGGCCTATCAATCAACAAAATAATGTCAGCATCTTGCTCAATCGCACCCGATTCACGCAGATCAGAAGCCCTAGGCGTGCCACCATCCCGGTTTTCACTATTGCGGTTCAGCTGGGCAACCAGCACAATAGGCACATTCAAATCCTTAGCAAGAATTTTCAGCTGTCGTGTCATCTGCGCCACCTGCTCCTGACGTGGAACATTCACATTAGCGGGGGTAATCAACTGCAAATAGTCAACGACTATTAAACGCACATCATTCTTGCGCACCTCAATTTTCGATCTCGAAACAATATCCATGATCGTCTGGCTAGCATCATCACTAATATAGATAGGGGCATCCGATATTTCCCCAGCCTTTTGTTTCAACACCTCAAACTGGTCAACCGACACATGCCCGCCACGGATAGCACTAATATTCGTGCAAGTTTCCGCCGCCAAAATACGCTGCTGAATCTCCCTCGAAGACATTTCCAACGAAAACATCAAGGTAGCAGCCCCATTCCTGATACTGATTTCCCGCATAAAATCAACCGCCAGGGTGGATTTACCGCACCCAGGCCGTGCCGCAACCACAACCAACTGGCCACCCTGCAACCCTTGCAGCATCGAATCCAGGCCACGAAACCCGGTCATCACCCCTTGCGGTAGTTGCCCCGCCATAGCATCAGCTAACCAATCCAACGATTCATCAAACGCCAAATGATGCGCACCGCCCGCCGACGACGATAGCATAATGTTATCCAAACCGTCACGAACCCTGCCCAAAACATCCGTTGATGTGACCGATGGTTCTTTACACAGGGTTTCCATATGTGCCGCCAATGACCACAGTTGGCGTTTACGGGAACGCTCCTTGACATTGCCTGCCAGGAATGGTATGTCGCTTTTCATCGTGGCTTTGGATAGCAGGTCATGCACCATGGTGCCGTTGATCCTGCCCAGCTCGCCCCGCTTCTCCAACCCGCCTAGCACACTAATAGCATCAATATCAACCCCCGCCATGAACAAATCTTGCATAACCGCAAACACCGCTTGGTGTGCCCAATGCTGAAAGTCTTTGGCTTCAACCAGGGTGAACACCTCACCCGCGCCCACACCCCCCATCAGCAAACAACCCAACAGGGTTTTTTCCTCATCCAATGCTAAGGTTTCATTCACGTGTTTTTCTCCCCACATAAACTAGAACCCCCCACAACAGGGGGGGCAATGAACAACTACTACG